GAGAATGTACGGGAACAGCTTGGACGGATTCCTCAGACATCGCTTACAAAGACAACATTGTCAACATCCCGTATGGCTTAGAAACAATCGGAAAATTGCAACCTAGAAAATGGAAGTGGAACACAACACTCAAGGACGATATTGGGTTTGTTGCTCAAGAAATTGAAAAAGAAATTCCAGAAGTTGTGACGGGTGCGGATGGTGAAAAAGGGTTGCATTATGGAGCTTTGGTAGCTGTTTGCGTGAAGGCGATACAGGAGTTAGAAGCACGAATTAAAGTTTTGGAAGGTAAATAAAATGGCAGCTACTATAACTTGGTCAATAAAAGAAATGCAACGAACCAAATCGGACGGGGGTGTGACACAAGTGATTTGGGAGTGTATGGGTGTTGATGGAACAGCAAAGGCTATCGAAGGTGGTAAATATAAATGCTCTTATGATTCTTCTGCAAGTTCGTTTATTCAATATTCTGACCTAAAAGAGAGTGATGTTGTTGGATGGATAAAATCAGCTTGTAATGCACAAGACAACGATACTATGAAAGTTGATGCCATAGAAAAAAGACTGACGGACAAGTGTGCTGCTCAACTTGCGAAGGTAAGTGAAAAAACAACAGGAGTTCCTTGGTAAAGATAAACATGAGAAGAAAAACGACAGGAATACCAACTGAAGTTGCAGAGATCGATAAAAGGGTCGTTGCTTTGGAGACTGAGATTCATATTCAGTTTAAGGACTTGTACAATCGTATTAAGCGTATTGAAGCTTGGGCAATTGGGTCTGCTTCTTCAATTATTCTTTTACTGTTAGCAATATTATACAGGATGTAAAATAATGTATGAGTATGCCATAAAAGAAATTGTTAAGGTTGTGGATGGCGATACTATAGATATTATTATTGATCTGGGTTTTAGTCTTACTAAAAAAGAACGTGTTCGTTTGGCAGGAATAGATACGCCAGAAAGCAGGACTAAAAACCTTGAAGAAAAAGCTATGGGAATAGAAGCTAAAGACTTTCTCGCTCGTAGGTTAAAAGATGGAGAACCATCTAATTTATTTGTGAAAACAGAAAAAGATGGAAAATACGGAAGAATGCTTGGTTGGATATTTATTGGCAAAACAAATTTAAATGAAGAAATGATTTATAGAGGATATGCTTGGAAATATGATGGAGGCAAAAAAGAAAAAAATTTAGATGATCTGAGGTCTAGAAGATGACAAAAGAAGAAAAAAAGAATGGCATTGTCGTTAAGAACGAACAAAACGAGTTTGAGTTTGGTTTAAGATTTCTTGGTAATGAGTTAATTGCTATTAAATTATCAGCAACTAATTTTAGTGGGAAGTTAATCGTATGGAGCATATTGTTACTATTATTTAGTTTTATGATACTTGAGGTATTTGGTTTAAACACAATGTTAGGGTATGGCGTGGAATGACTATTATTAATTCTTTAATAGGTCCAGTAACTGGTTTGCTTGATAAGGTTATTGAGGACAAAGATCAAAAAGCTAAGTTGGCACATGAGATAGCCACCATGTCCGATACTCACGCTCAACAGGCTTTGCTTGCTCAATTAGAAATAAATAAAGCGGAAGCATCCTCTGGCAGCTTGTTTAAAGGCGGTTGGAGGCCGTTTATCGGTTGGACATCTGGAATTGCTTTTGCATATCATTTTGTACTACAACCTCTTTTGGTTTTTGTTTTAACAGCTTCAGGAGTAGATTTACCTGAATTACCAGAATTTGACATGTCTACCCTCCTTACGGTTTTGGGAGGAATGCTCGGAATTGGCTCATTAAGGACGTATGAGAAACAGAAAGGATTAACAAAATGAGTGACATAGAAATGTTTCACGTTGGTGAAAATGAAAACGGAGAAAAGCTTTATAATTTAAGGTATGTCAAAGGTGGGATGTCTTTGCCAACACCTTCAATGACCGAAGCTCAAGCTCTTGCAAAGATTAATGGAACTGAAGTAACCCTTACAATGACAGCTCCAGTAGATGATACAACGATTGTTACAGTAACAGATGTTCCTGATTACAAATCTATGAAAAAGATTGAGTTAGAAGCTTTAATGAGAACGCATGGAATAGAATTAGATAGACGCAAAAGTAAAAAAGACCTTATGATGGAAGTAGATGCTTTTTTTAAAGAGTAAATTATGCAAAAAAATTTCAACAAATGTCTTGAAATAATTTTACATCACGAAGGTGGGTATGTGAATCATCCACGAGATCCAGGCGGTGAAACTAATTTTGGAGTAACCAAAAGAGTTTATGAAGAATGGGGTGGTACGAAAGATATGAAAGATTTAACCAAAGAGGATGTTGCCCCTATTTATGAAAAGAATTACTGGCTTCGAGCTAAATGTGACCAACTCCCTTCTGGTTTGGATCTAGCTGTTATGGATTGGAGTGTGAATAGTGGTGTAGGCAGGGCGGTTAAGAAACTACAACAAATGATTGGTACTGTGGCTGATGGTGGAATTGGTCCTAATACTCTTAAAACATTAGATGAATACATAGAACATCATGGGTTAGAACAAACCATTAAAAGTTATAAAAACATAAGACAAGATTTTTATATGTCATTATCTACGTTTGATACTTTTGGTAAAGGGTGGACACGCAGGAATGAAGAAACAGAAAAAATTGCTTTGGAGATGATTTGACTTTACAACTATTAAAATTTCAACCTGGTATTGTCAAAGATATTACAGAATACTCTGCAGGGAAGAACGGACCGTTTTGGGTTGATAGTAACTTAATTCGTTTTCGTAATGGCTATCCGACTAAAATAGGGGGTTGGTTGATTGACATTATTAATGGATTAAATGCAGATGGAACGGGATCTAGTACCGCAACGACTATACAAGGAATTGCACGCAGTATGATCCCTTGGCGGTCTAATGAAGATGGCAAGGATAGAATTGTTGTTTCTACCCATAATCATTTGTACATAATTCAAGACGGCAATTTATATGACATTACACCTCTTCGGGATAAAACAAATGAATCCACAACAACAACTGAGGCTTTAGATAATAGCGAAACTGAAATTGATCTTACAAGTGTTACAGGATTTAAAACAGCAGGTGTTGTACAAATAGGTTCTGAAATTATAACATATACAGGTATTAGTACGTTAACTCTTACTGGCTGTACGAGAGGAACAAACAGCACTTCCGCTGCTACTCATGATAGTGGTGCTACAGTTACACAAGTTCTTATTGGACCGATTGCTACAACGGACGAAAGTACAACTTTAACAATTACAGATAGTGGGCATGGTGCGTTGAAAGGTGACTTTGTCGTTTTTGATGGTGCAACAGCGACTGGTGGCATTGCAGCGGATACACTTAACAGAAGATCTGGTTATGAAATAACGGCTGTAACAACAAACACGTTTACTATTACAGCTCCAAGTGCAGCATCTTCTACAGTTTCTGCAGGGGGTGGAAATGCCGTTGCAATTAATTATCTTATTGGTTCCGCAGCAGGATTAGGGACACAATCTGCTGACCCTGCTTTGGGTTGGGGTGTTGGAGCGTGGGGAGATAGCACATGGGGTACAGCTCGTACACAAACAGAATCTAATGTTAGTTTGGAAAGTTCCTGTTGGAGTTTAAATATATGGGATGCGGATGTTTTATGTCAGGTGCGAGGTGGAGCATTGTATTATTGGGATACTTCTGATGGCGTGACGAATAGAGCTGTGCTTGTGTCAAGCGAATCAGGTGCTAAATCAGTGCCAAGTCTTGCACGAGTTTTGAGTGTGTCTTTCCCTGATAGACATGTGGTTTGTGGTGGTTCAGATGCTTTTGTTTATCCAGACAGCACTTCAGGGACACTAGATCCAATGCTTGTGCGGTGGTCTAGTCAAGAAAGTTTTACTGTATGGAACCCAGATACAGATAACACTGCAGGGGATCAGCGGTTGGAAATTGGAACTAAAATAATTGCTATGGTTCCAACTCGTGAAGAAACAATCATAAGCACAGACCAAGCTATTTATGGTATGAGTTTTGTGGGAGAGCCACTTATTTTTCAATTTAGACTTTTAGCCACTGATGCAGGAGCAGCAGGAATTAACACCATGATAAATGTTGATGGAGATGTTTATTGGATGGGTAAACGAAATTTTTATCGATACAATGGTCGAGTTGAAGAAATTGATTGTCCAGTGCAATATTATGTGTTTGATCGAATGAGAACAAATTACCAGGATAAAACTGTGGTGGGTTTAAATAAAGAGTTTAAAGAAGTAACGTGGTTTTATCCTAGTGAGGACGGTGCAGATCAAACAAACCCAGAGCCAGATAGCTATGTCACATACAATTATGCTGAAAACGCTTGGTCAATAGGTGCTATGGATCGCACAGTGTGGTCAGATAGCTTTGGTTTTAGAAACGTGCCTTTTGCTTTTGACAAAAGTGGAAATCTTTATAATCACGAGACAGGGACAACGGATAATGGATCTGCTATGAATAGTTTTGTTGAAAGTTCTCCAAGAGAATTAACGGATGGTGGAGAAAATTTATATCTTGTCGATAAAATTATACCAGATGTAACGCTGACATCGACTACAAATTTATATGTTGAGTTGAACACACGTAAATATCCAAATGCCACCGAAGTAACAAAAGGACCGTTTACTATAACCTCTAGTACACAAAAACTATCGACAAGGGCAAAAGGTCGGCAAATGAGCATGAAGATCTATAGTTCTGGTACGGAAGATACTTGGTCATTAGGTGACTTTAGAATTAACGCAAGGAAGGATAGTTTAAGATGAGTGCTCCTCTTTCTGTCATAAGACTTCCTGGCCCACCAAAAGAATATGACGTTAGTTATATGGCACGATTAATCAACACTTTAGAGTTGGAAAAACAGGCAACGTATTTCGCAACTTCTTCTGCCTCTAAAACAACAGAAAATATTTCTCAGGCAGAAAGTTGGTTTCTTGGCTAATAGTTTTAAAAACGCAAAAGTTGATCTAACAACTACAAATGTAACTACATTGTATACTGCACCTAATAATGCAAGAGCAATTGTTAAATCTATTCTTGTTTCGGAGGATAGTGGTAATGCTGACACCATTACAGTTACATTGACAAATGCTAGTTCTGCTGTATTTTCCTTGTTTAAAGTTAAAGCTGTCGGTGCAAACACCACAATAGAATTGTTGACAGCGCCACTGGTTGTGACTGAAGGTGAGATAATAAAGGTAACGGCTGCCACAGCAAACAGATTGCACGTTGTGGCGAGTGTATTGGAGGTAAGTTAAATGAATGGAGCTTTAGCAAATTTACCGAATAACAGAAACGAACCTTTTAGCTATAATCTAATAGGACAAAGAACAAATGTTGTCCCGACGTTTTCGAGTGGACGAAGTTTTCAAAAATACATTGGAACATCTGCGTTAACTTCCTTTCCGTTTGTTGAAAGCATTGTAACAGGGCAAGTTCAATACAATCCAAACAACCCTGTCCACAGAGCTGAAATGGGCGATTATGCC